GTTTGCAGACGGCGGGCAACGCCTATGTCGAGGCGGCGTTTCTGGACGGCGAGGCGGCGCCGTTCGAGTTGTGGAGCCTGCGTTCGGACCGTATGAAGGTGATCCCGAACCGGCGCGGTTGGCCGGACGCCTATGAATACACGGCCAACGGCGCGCGCGTTCAGATCGGGCGCGACGACGAGGGCTGGCTGAAGGTGCTGCATCTGAAGCTGTGGCATCCGCTCGATGACTGGTACGGCTTTTCGCCGCTGGAGGCGGCGGCGTTCTCCATCGACGTGCATAATGCGTCGGGGGCGTGGAACAAGGCGCTGCTCGACAATGCGGCGCGGCCTTCGGGGGCGCTGGTCTATGGCGCCAAGGCGTCCGAACGTCTGTCGGACGACCAGTTCGCGCGGTTGAAGTCGCAGTTGTCGGACGACTATGCGGGCGCCGAGAACGCCGGGCGGCCCCTGCTGCTGGAAGGCGGGCTGGACTGGCGGCCGATGTCGCTCAGTCCGGCGGACATGGACTTCATCGAGGGCAAGTACGCGGCGGCGCGCGACATCGCGCTGGCCTTCGGCGTACCCGCGCAGCTGCTGGGGATTCCGGGCGATAATTCCTATGCGAACTATAAGGAGGCCAATGCGGCCTTCTGGCGCAATACGGTGCTGCCGCTGGCCGAAAAGACGACGCGATCCTTGAGCGCCTGGCTGGAGCCGAAGTTTCCGGGGGCGAGGATCGTCAACGATATCGAGGCGCTGCCCGCGCTGGCCCCGGAGCGCGACGCGCTGTGGACGCGGCTGGACAATGCCGGCTTCCTGACCGACGCCGAGCGGCGGCGGCTGGCCGGTCTGCCGGATATGCCGCATGACAGTGGACAAATTGGGGGACAAATTGGGCGCGCGTCATGATCGGGCCGATCTGGCAGGTCGTGCCGGTGTCGGTGGTGGTCACGGTGATCGTGCAGACCGCCTTCGTGCTGTTGTGGGTCGGGCGCGCCGGGGCGCGGCTCGACATGATGGAGGCGCGGCTGGAGCAGCAGCAGGGCGTGGCCGAGCGGCTGGCGCGGCTGGAGGAGCAGGCGCTGGCGCAGCGCGCGTCGCTGGAGCGCATCGAACACAAGCTGGAGGGGCGGGCATGATTTTGCATATCGAGGGCTATGCCTCGCGGTTCGGACTGCGCGACCTCAATGACGACGTCGTGGTTGCGGGCGCGTTTCGCGACAGCCTGATGCAGTCCGGGCCGCGGGGCGTGAGGATGTTGTACCAGCATCAGGTCAAGTCGCCGGTCGGCGTCTGGGACGAGATGTTTGAGGACGCGGTCGGTCTGTTCGTGCGCGGGCGGATCATGGATGCGTCGCCGGAGGCGCGCATGGTCGGATCGCTGGTCCGCACCGGCGTGGTCGATGGCTTGAGCATCGGGTTTCGCGCCACGAAGAGCCGGGCGTCGGACGGCGGGCGGCTGCGCGTGCTGACGGCGGTGGAGTTGTGGGAGGTGTCGATCGTGACCTTCCCCATGCTGCCGAGCGCGCGGATCACGCGGTTCTGGGCGGAGGCGCAGGCGGCGTAAGACTTTAAGGGACCACTCCACCACTTCGTGGTCCCCCTCCCCATCCCGATGGGGAGGCCCGATGGGGAGGCCCGATGGGGAGGAAAGAGAAGTGCGGCCTGAAAAGGCGTAATCTGACGGAGACTTAAACACATGAAGGAAGTGAAATCGGCGGCGGCCTCGGCGGAGGTGCGCGCGGCGCTGCATGACGTTTTGAGCCATTTCGAGGCGTTCAAGGCGGCCAATGACGCGCGGCTGGAGGCCATCGAGACGAAGCGCGGCGACGGGCTTCTGGAGGACAAGCTGGAGCGCATCGAGACGGCGCTGGGCGCGGCCGAGACGCGGCTGAACCGGCTGATGAGCCAGAAGTCGCGGCCCGCCCTGGACGAGGCGCGCCAGCCGCAGCCGTCCGAGGCCAAGGCGGCCTGGGAGGGTTACCTGCGCTCCGGGCGCCAAATAACAGGTCAATTGGGGATCGAGCTGAAGTCGGGCATCTCCTCGGCCAGCGGTTCGGGCGTTCTGGCCCCCACGGAAACCGAAACCTATATCGAGCGTCGTCTGGCGCAGGCTTCTGTGTTCCGCGCGCTGGCCACGGTGCGCAGCGTCGGCGCGGCCACGTTCAAAAAGCCGATCTCGACCGCTTCGGCGGCGGCGGGCTGGGTGGCCGAGACGGATGCGCGTCCGCAGACCGATCCGGCGACGCTGGACCTGCTGACCTTCGCGACCGGCGAGCTTTACGCCTCGCCCTCGGCGACGCAGGATCTGCTGGACGACGCCTATATCAACCTCGACGACTGGCTGGCCTCGGAGATCGAGGACAGTTTCGCGGCGCAGGAGCAGGCGGCCTTCGTGGGCGGCGACGGCTCGAACAAGCCCAAGGGCTTCCTGAGCTACACCCTCGCCGCCGACGCGGCCGCGACCTGGGGCCAGATCGGCTATGTCGCTTCGGGCGCGGCCAGCGATTTCGCCGCTTCGTCGCCGGTCGACGCGCTGATCGACCTGATCTATGCGCCCAAGGCGCAGTATCGCCCGAACGCGCACTTCCTGATGAACCGCCGCACCGCCGCGAAGATCCGCAAGTTCAAGGACTCCGAGGGCAATTACATCTGGCAGCCCGCGTCGGCGGCGGGCGCCCTGCCGCTGCTGCTCGGCTATCCGGTGCAGGAGATCGAGGACATGCCCGATGTCGCGGCGGGCGCGGCGCCGGTGGCCTTCGGCGACTTCGCCAAGGGCTATCTGATCGTCGACCGCGCCGGGATTTCGGTGCTGCGCGATCCGTATTCGGCCAAGCCCTATGTGCTGTTCTACACCACCCGGCGCGTCGGCGGCGGGGTGCAGAATTTCGATGCGATCAAGGTGTTGAAGATCGCGGCCAGCTAGGCGGGTTCGGCGGCGGTGGTGGAGGGGTAGGTAAGACGCCCCACCACCACGGTCCCCCCGAACGCTGCGCGTTCGAGGGGGTATAAGAAATGTAAGGACGGATTTCGATGACGGATGCGGTTTCGCTGGATGAGGCGAAGGTGTTTTTGCGCGTGTCGCACACGGCGGAGGATGAGCTGATTGCGATGCTGATCGCGGCGGCGCAGACGAAGCTGGCCGGCGAGACGGGCGTGGTCATGGATGAGGACGCGCCGGCGGATTTGCGGCTGTGCGCGCTTTATCTGATCGCGCAGGCCTATGACGGGCGCGGCGAGACGGGGTTCGATCCGGCGGCGCTGGAGCCGTGGATCGCGCCTTATCGCGAGGCGCGGTTATGAGCCTGACGGCGCGCGATGTGCGCACGCCCGCCGGGGTCTATGCGCTGGACGAGGTCGAGACGGACTTCGGCGGGCGGGTGCGCGACCTGACCATCACGGCGACGGTGTGGGGCGATTTCCGGCCCGGCGCGCCGGGGGTGGAAACGCCGCCGGACGGCCAGCCCTTCGTCAGCCAGACGGCGGATTTCATCTGCCGCTCGGCGGAGGGGCTGAGCGTCGGCGGCTGGCTCAATGCGCGCGGTTACGACTGGCGCATCGCGAGCCTCGACGAGATCGCCGACGGCCAGACGCGGCTGCGGCTGGAACGGCTTTAAAACAAGAGACATGACCATGACGCTCGATCCGATGCGCGACCTTCAGGGCGCGCTTCTCGCCTTCCTGCGCGCGCAGGACAGCCTGACCGCCTGGCTGGGGACGCCGCCGCGCGTCTGGGACCAGCCGCCCGGCGAGCCGGTCTTTCCCTACGTGACCTTCGGGCGCGGGCGGATGCAGGCGATCGGCGGCGTCGACGCCGAGGTCGCCGAGCAGACGCTGAACCTGATGTGCGTGTCGCGCTTCGGCGGCGCGGAGGAGGCGCGGGCGGTGGCGGGCGCCTTGCGCGCGCTGCTGGACGGCGCGGCGCTGAGCCTGAGCGATCAGGTCCTGTGCAGTCTGCGCGTGGTGTTCGTCGATGTGTTCCGCGCGGCGGATATGCGCACGACCTATGCGCTCATCCGTTTGAGGGCGGTTTCCGAACCTAAGTAAGAGCCGCGCCGCTGCGCTCAAGGCGCGCAGCGTTAGCGTAAAAAAACCAAGGAGAAACAGATGGCTGTGCAGGCGGGCAGGGATATGCTGCTCAAGATTTCCGACGGCGGCGAGACGCCGGTGTTTCAGACGGTGGCGGGCCTCAGGGCGCGGACCGTGTCGCTGAACGCCAAGACGGTCGATGCGACGGATTCGGACTCGGGCGGGTGGCGCGAACTGCTGGCGGGCGGCGGGGTGAAGTCGCTGGCCGTGTCAGGTTCGGGGGTGTTTCGCGACGCGGCGTCCGACGCGCTGATGCAGGCGGCGTTCTTCGCGCAGGACGCGCGCGGCTGGCAGATCGTGGTGCCGGGCTTCGGCGTGTTTTCCGGGGCGTTCCTGATCGCGGCGCTGGAATATGCCGGGCAGCATGACGGCGAGGCGACGTTCGCCATCTCGCTGGCCTCGACGGGCGAGGTGAGCTTTGCGGCTGTGTAATCCGGCGCGCGGCGAGGTCGCGGCGGCGATCGGCGGGCGCGAGGCACGTCTGTGCGTGACGCTGGGCGCGCTGGCGGCGCTGGAAGGTCATTTCGGCGTGTCGGGTTTCGCGGCGCTGAGCGAGCGGCTGAAGGCGCTGGGGCCGGGCGATCTGGCCGTCGTGCTGCGCGCCTTGCTGGTGGACGAGGCGCCGGTCGAGGACGCCAGCCTCGCCGAGGCGATGGCGGCGGTGACGGCGGCCTTCGCGGCGATGAGCGCATGAACTGGGCGCTTCTTTTGCGGCGGGCGCTGATGATCGGGCTGACGCCGGAGGTCTTCTGGCGGCTGAGCTGGCGCGAATGGGCGATGCTGAACGGTTCGCTGAGCGGCTCGCCGCTGGGGCGGGCGCGGCTGGAGGAAATGATGCGGCTTTATCCGGATGGTGACGGTCATGAATGAGGCGTTAGGCGGGCTGGACGCGCGCGCGGCGGAGAGCGCGGCGGCGCTGAAGGCGCTGGAGGCGCCCGCGACGGAAGCGGCGAATACGATCGATCAGGCGTTCGCGAAAGCGGGCCAGAGCCTGGCGACCTCGCTGGCGCGGGCGGCTTCGGACGGCAAGATCAGCCTGGGCGAACTGGCCGCCGCGCTGATTTCGGCGGTCGATAAGGCGGCGGATGGCGGCGGGAACGGCGGGCTGGGCGCGGCGCTGGCGCAGGTCGCGTCGTCGGTGTTTTCCGGCGCGCGGGCCGATGGCGGACCGGTCAATGCGGGCGGCGCCTATCTGGTCGGCGAGCGCGGACCGGAGGTGTTCCGGCCCGCGACGGGCGGCGTCGTCGAAAGCGCGTCGGGCGCGCCGAACGTCAATGTGACGGTGAACGTCGCGGGCGGGGCGGCGGGGCTGGTGCGGTCGGAGGCGCAGGTCGCGTCGGCCTTGCAGCGGGCGGCGCGGATGGGGCTGAGGTGAGGGCGATGAAAAGGCGCAGGCCCCGTCGCCTTCAGGGAGATATAAATGTCGGGTTTTCATGAAGTTTCGTTTCCGGCGCGGCTGGCCTTCGGGTCGGGGGCGGGGATTACGCGCAAGACGGAGATTACGGCGCTGGGCTCCGGCTATGAGCGGCGGATCAGCCCCTGGGCGCTGGGGCGCAGGCGGTATCTGATCGCGGCGGGGGTGCGGCCTTTGGCGGATATCGCCGAGCTGCTGGCCTTCTTCGAGGCGCGCGAGGGGCAGTTGTACGGCTTTCGCTTTCGCGATTTCGCCGACGGCAAGAGTTGCGCCGCCGACGCCGCGCCGGGCGCGGGCGATCAGCTTTTGGGCGTCGGCGACGGGACGACGACGCAGTTCCCGTTGCGCAAGGCCTATGGCGAGGTCTGGCGGCCGATTAATAAGCCGGTCGAGGGATCGGTGCGCGTGGCGGCGGCGGGCGTCGAGACGGCCGCGTTCACGCTCGACGCCACGACGGGCGTGGTGACGCTGGCGTCGGCGCCGGCGGCGGGCGCGGCGGTGACGGCGGGGTTTCAGTTCGACACGCCGGTGCGTTTCGATTCCGATTCCATCGAAATGACGCTGGAAAGCTTTGAGGCCGGGCGCATGGCCGCCGTGGCCATGATCGAGATCAGGATCTGAACCATGCGGCATGTTTCGGAGGCGATGACCGCGGCGCTGAGCGCCGGGGCGGCGAAGTTCTGCCATGTCTGGCGCCTGACACGGGCGGACGGCGCGGTGCTGGGCTTCACCGATCACGATAGCGATCTGAGTTTCATGGGCGTGGTCTGCCGGGCGCGGAGCGGTCTGACCCAGGGCGCGGCCAGCGGCGAGCTCGGCATGGACAACCCGGACGATCAGGCGGTGTCGGGGCTGATTTCGGATGCGGCGCTGACGGCGGCGGACATCGAGGCGGGGCTTTACGACGGGGCGGAGCTGCGCGTCTTTATCGTCGACTGGACCGATACGGACCAGTATGTCGAGATGGACGGCGGCTATCTGGCGCGGCTGGAGGTCACGGGCGGAATCGACGACGCGGACGGCGCGTTCGTGGCCCATGTCGAGGGCGTGGCGGCGCGTCTGGAGCGCAGCATCGGGCGCTGTTTCGGCTTCCTGTGCGACGCGGCGCTGGGCGATGCGCGTTGCGGGCTGAATCCCGGCGCGCTGAGCGAGACGACCTGCGACAAGCGGTATGCGACCTGCCGCGACACATTTCATAATGTTGTGAATTTTCGCGGCTTTCCCGATCTGCCGGGCGAGGACTTCCTCACGGTCTATCCGCGCGACGGGCAGGCGCTGGACGGCGGCTCGACCGGGCAGGGGGCGGGCAGATGAGGCCGGGACGGTGATCGTCGCGGCGGCGCGCGGCTGGATCGGCACGCCCTATCGCCATCAGATGAGCTTGAAGGGCGAGGGCTGCGATTGCGTCGGGCTGGTGCGCGGGGTGTGGCGCGAGACGGTTGGGCCGGAGCCGTTCGTGCTGCCGCCGTACAGCCCCGACTGGGCCGAGGTCGGCGGGCGGGAGATCCTGCTCGACGGGCTGGGGCGGTGGCTGGAGCCGGTCGGTAAGAGCGCGGCGCGGCCCGGCGACGTGCTGGTCTTTCGCATGCGGGACGGGGCGGTGGCCAAACACGCGGCGATCATGAGCGCGGGCGAGAGCGTGGACGACCGGCGGGCGCAGGCGGTCCACGCCTATTGGGGTCATGCGGTGGTGGAAAGCTGGCTGGGGCCGTACTGGCGCCGGCGGCTGGCGGGGGCGTTCCGGTTTCCGGCCGGTTTCCGGGCGTGACGGGTTCGGCCCCCGCGAACGGGGGAGAATGAGAAAGGATATCAGGCTTTGGCGCAGGTGATTTTGAGCGCGGCGGGGGCCGCTTTGGGCGGTCCGGCGGGCGCGGCGATCGGCAGGGCCGTCGGCGCGGCGCTGGATCGCACGGCGGTCAATGCGTTGCAGCCGGCGCGGCAGGTCGGGACGCGGCTCGACGGGCTGCAACTGAGCGGCAGCGCGCAGGGCGATCCGCTGCGGCAGGCGTTCGGACGGATGCGCGTGGCCGGGACGGTGATCTGGGCGGCGCGGCTGAAGGAGAACCGCACGACGACGCGCGCCAGCAAGACCAGCGTCAAGACCGAGAGCTATTCCTACAGCCTGTCGTTCGCGGTGGCGCTGTGCGAGGGGCCGATCGACGGGATCGGGCGCATCTGGGCGGACGGGGCCTTGCTGGATACGGCGCAGGCCGCGTACCGGCTCTATCCGGGCGACGAGGATCAGGCGCCGGACGCGTTGATACAGGCCATC